GGCTCTGCATGCTGCCAGCGCTGTGTCCCATGTAATTTGTGCTTTCGGGTCCTGCATCGGCAGGGAATAAGCCCTGTTGTTTACGACGATGTTCTGGTACTTGGAAATGTAGACCTTGTCCTTCTCTGCGTTATTCAGCTTCCATGCAGGGTGAACGGTTGCTCCCAGATTACTGTTGAGCTGGCTGCTGAGGTATTTCGGCAGCACGAACATAATGCTCGGCATGCCTATGTCGTCCAGCTTCACCGTGTTGGTTCCTCCGCTTAGTGCCTCTACCGAAAGTTTGAGATCATCAAAGTTTGCCATTGTGTGTTATCCTCCTTCTCTTAGTCGATTTCCCAGAGCGTGAGCGTGCACAGGTCGATGTTGAACGGGACCGGGACTCTTTCCGTTTGGTCACCGTTGACCTCCTCTGTGTAGCTGCGGGCCGGGATTTCAATTTCTGCGACGTACTTCCTGCCTGTGGCCGTTCCGACGACAAGGCAGCCTGTTGCATCAAAGCAGATGTCGATGTGCTTCGGGTCGTCCTGCTCGTACTTTGAAAGGTTCAGGGTTAGCTCGTCGTCTCCCAGCGTGATTTTGTTTCCGCTGGTTTCATAGGCGATGTGCCGGTTCTCCGCCTCGGGTGTTTTGTAGATGATGTTCATTTCCTGCGATCCTCCATTCTTTTTAATTCGTCATGTGCCTCTTTGGTTCTGGCCGCGATGCACTCGACGTGTTCACTCTGTTCTTTGCTTTGCGTATTTGCGCCGAAAGAACGGGCTACGAAAGCCTCCCTTTGCTTTCGGTCCTCTGACTTGATGATGATGTTTGCCATCTGTCGCGTCTCCTTTCCTCATTGTTGCGCCTGCCTCGCATGCCGGGCAGACTTGGCGTCCCTCTGGTACGTACTCGCCGCAGCAGACGCAGGTGTCTGAAGCCGAGTATGCAGCCATGGTTATACGCCTCCTTTGACTCTGCAGATCACGCTTACGGAGGTCGCTCCTCCGTCGAATGCCAGCTTGAAGCCGTTCAGCAGTTTGTCCGTCACTCTGAAATTCCCGACGCTTCCGCCGGTCGCGCTGATCAGCTCGACGTCCACGTAGTAGTCCGTGGAGGTCTTTTTCTTTGTCAGACTTATGGTCTGTACGCTGTTGTTGAACGGGTACGGGCTGGAGTTCGTGAGCGTGACGGGTATTACCTCTCCCTTGACCGCATCCAGCCCTCTGGTATTGACCTGTGCCATGCGTGCTGCTTCTATCGCCAGCAGGTTTGCTGCGAATATGCCTTCCTCGGAATTGTTGAAGTTCGCGGCGTTCTGCGGCGTTCCCTGCTGGATGATGGTTCCTTCGACCGGGGTATGGGTTATGCTACCGTCTTGGTTAACAGTTTCCGTGTACCGGTCGTTGTACTGGGTGACGTGGTCCTGCCATATCTTCCTGTTGTATGCCATGCCTTACACCTCCTGAATTGAAAATGTGAACCGGTAAAGGACGCCGTTTTGCACGCTGGCCACTACGACGTTCTCTGCCTTTGAAGCCCAGAGCTGCCCGCTTGTGTCGTAAAGCTGCACCTCCGATATGGTTGCTGCGCCTGATGTGTTGATCGTGAAGTAAACGGCGACGCGCCCGTCAGGTAGGATTTCCTTCTTCTGAATTGGCACTTGGTAGTAGGTGCTTCCTATCTTGTACTTCGCGTATGCTATGGTGCGGTCGATGTGTGCCTTGAAGCTGTTTATTGCCGCTGTCGTGAGCATGTTTATCCTCCTTTCCTAAAGCCTCCGCAGAGGCGTTCCGCATAGCCTGCTTTCAAAAACAAAGCCTGCAGCGTCCGGGTCCGCTGCAATACCCACTTCCGGCACCACACCTTGGATGTTCCGGTATGGGTATGTTCCTGCCGCTCTTGACCTGAACGGGTACGCCTCCGGCTGCGCGTGCACGTGAATACCGCAGTTTGCCTCGAGGATGATCTGAATTGCAATGTGTGAAGGCTTGGCTGTTCTCACCAGCTCGACGATCTTGTCGTATTCCAGCACGCCTTCGTCTCCGCTGATGGTGATCTCGATGCGGTACTCGTCATTGTACTCCGTTACGATGGCGGTTCGCCCGCTTGCCCGGTTGATGTATTCCTCCATCCTTGCTGGGTTCATCGGGGCGTATTTCCAGCGCTTCGACATGACCTTCTGCCGTCTGTCTTCAATCGGCAGGCTTTCGTCTATTGGTATGTGGTATCGCATTTCCCAGTAGAACAGGCCCCATGTTGCTGTCTTCGGGTGAGCCTGCAGCCTGAGTTCCTCGATGTATTGTCGTGCCTCCTCCATCTCTATGCCCATGACCTCAAAGAGCCATCTGGCGACGTATGAACAATCGTAAATGGGGGACACGCTGGCAAGCATGCGCTTGCCGGTTTCTGTGGTCGGGACGTTGATATCGCTCATCCGCTCACCTCCTTAAGATGCCGTGACGGTACCTGTTACCGGGTATTCGTCGTCAGCTATTGGAATGTTCGCGGTGCCGCCGTTGATCGTCAGTCCGCTGTAATCTACGACGCCTTCTATGCCCGTGAGAACAGCCGCCACGCGGGTATAGCGCACGGTGTTCTCCTGCTTGGCCTCTGCGTAATAAATCAGCAGCGCCGTCTTGAATGCATCTACGATGTCTGCAGCGTCGTGTCCTGCTTCGACTTCGAGCGTGAAGCTGTAATCTATCAGCAGCTCGTCCGGCCTGTCTACCGTGACCGTGGCGCCGATCGGAGCCTTCCGTTTTGACCTATCCGCCGGGCTTACGATGTAATCGTAAACGTCCGCGATGATCGTCGGGTTGGCCGCCTGCCCGTTGCCATCAAGCAGTATGATTTTCACTGTTCCGGGTCCTTGCCATTCCGGGATAACGAGTGCCGTTCCGACGCCGTCGACTTCTTCAGCCCAGCGCTTATAATCGGAGTCGTTTCCGACGAATGACTCACCGGCTCCGGCGTTCGCGTCATCGATGCGCTGCCACAGGTCGTCGTCCGATTCTGTCTCGGTTCCTCCGGTCATCGGGTCCGGATTGGTTATGCCGGTTATGCCCTTCATTGGTGTCTTCATAATCACGATGGAGTTTGCTGCCACGTTGCCTTTTGTTCCGGGTTCTACGGCCTTCACCAGCACGCTGGCCGTGCCGCCTACGTCTATGTCCGTGTCGCTCACGACGGCGTATTCGATGGCTGCTGTTCCTCCTGTTGCCGGTACCGCAAAGATGAAGCCTGCGGGGATTGTTGTCCCGGGCGTGCCTGTTACTTCTACATATCCGGACGCAGGGTTTGCCGCCTTGCGCGTTAATCCCACCTCTGCCGCATGGAGGTCGAGCCATTCACCGTATGCCCACATGGGGTGCATGAGCTTGATGGTTTCCATTAGCTCAAATTCGAGCAGCTCTGCCTTCTCGTTGGCGGTCGGCTTGGTAAAATCCCAAGGAAAGCCGCCCTGTGTGTCGTCGATGTCGTCCGGCAGCATGTCCATCATTCTTTTGTGGATTGTTTCGCTGTCTTGGCCCTCCATCCATGCCGGTGGTACAAAATCCGGTCTTGCCATGTTCTCACCTCCTTACGTTGTGTAGTGGGCTGCGAGGCGTATCTCCTCCCAGTCTTTGCCCTTCACTGTGAATTCGACCTTCAGCTCCGCCGGGGTGTGTGTAAATTCAAAGTTCCGGACGTATTCGGTCGCCTTGTTTACCATAAGCGCCTCCGTGATGGTTCGCTCTATGGAAGACTTCACGGCCTCGATGTCTGAAAGCGCCAGCGCCTCTTTCATCTCCGTTCCGATGTCGCTGTTGTAGGAAAGGTGCGCCATGCGCTCTGTCATTACGACTTTTACGCACCATTGCGCGTATGCCTCTCGTCCTTCTGCGACGGTCATCTTTCCGGCTCCGTCGCGTCTAAAGTCGCCGATACTGTAATCAAAATAAACGCTGCCTTTGTATTTCTGTTCTTCCGCTGCGGTAGTCGTTACGAGTTCCGGGACATCGAATACGGGGAATAGTTGTTTTGTTTCTGCCATTTTCGAGCCCTCCTTATATCGACGCGGCAGGGAGAATGATGTCAACCACTACCGCCTCGTTCTGTACCCATGCCACGAGGACGCGGTCGCCCGGTTTCAGCTTCCGCATCTTCTCCGGTATGAGTACGTTATGGGTATGTGCGCCCTCATTTGTGTGGCTGTGGACGCCTGTGCCGCTGTCCTGTGCGTGTTCTCCGCTGGGGCCGTGTGAATGTAGGCCGTCGGTCGCTGTCGTCGTCAGAACGGCTCCTACGGCCCCGAGCGTGAGCTGTCTGCAGACGGTATAATCCGTTTTTGGGATTGGTATTGGATATGTGTTCGTGAGCAGGCTCATGTCGCTCTGAATGGCGCCGAAGTCAAGCAGCAGCGGTGATGCGCCGCATGCCTTCATTCGCTCTTGGAGGACCTGTCCGAGCTTGCTCACTCCGGGATTTCCGTTTCCGCTCATTTCGTGTCCTCCTTATACTTTTTTCAAATAAGCGACGTTGGTCCATGTGTTGATGCCTGCCACAGAGCTGCCGCCGCTCTTTTTCTGCTTCTTGCCGAGTAGCATGCATTTCACTCCGCCCTTCGTGACCTCTTTCCCTCCGGATGTCGTCTGGGTTATTGTGTGGTAGTAGTCCGACTTTACCCAGTCCGGGATTCGGGCACCTCTGGGGTAGTAGTTGTCCGCCGAGCTGATGATCTCGACAAGGTCGCCGACCTTCAGGTCTGCTGCAGGTGCGGTCTGTGTCGAGCTGGCCGCCAGTGTTGAGGTCTTGGCCGCTTCCGGTTCCTTCAGGTCCATTGACATGGTGCCGCTGCTTGCGTTGTGTCGGATTGCCTTCACGATGTAGTATCCGTTCAGCGTTCCGGCCTGAATATGTACCATGTCTCCCTTGCGGATCATCGGAACGTCAGGCGCGTTTACGCTCATGAGGCGGTCCGGCTTTCCGTCGGTGTTGATGATGTCCTGCGCTGCAGCTTTGGCCGTGGCCAGCGTGTCGTCCTCGTCTCTGACGTAGATCTGCTGTCTGATTCCGTATTGTGTCTGGCCGTCTACGATGGCCTCTACAGCCTGCTTGCCTTCGCTGTCTTCCTTGCCGACCACCTTCACTCTGGTCACGAGGTTTGTTATGCTTGTCAGGTCCCTTGCCAGCTCGACGTTTTTGTCTTCTGTAAAGTGGTATATGGTCGTGTTGCTGCCTTCCGGCAGAACGCTGACCTTGCCTTTGGCGCTCCGGACGAAGCATGCCGCTGCGCCTTTTTTCTTGGCGTCGTCGAGCAGCTGAAGAATAATGTCGCTCAGGTACTCCGCCTTGAATAGCGTCTTTGCGTGCGCCACATCCGGGCCTTTGTACTCGCCGATCGGGATTCCCCAGTCGGTGAAAATTGAGGTTATTGCTGATTTGGTTCCTGTGCCTGCGCTATAGTACCGGTTATCTTGGCTCGCCTGCAGATTGATCAGTTCGTCGTATGCTGTAATGGCTATGATGTTCCCGCTGCTGCTGAATTGGGGGTCCCACTCGACGATTGTGCCGCGTGCGACTTCGTCTTTTCCGGTTCCCCAATCCGCAATTACCGCGATAAGGCATCCGGGCTTTGCGAGGCTCGATAAAAGCTGCCCGTTGTACTTGGCATTCGCTATGGTG